AAGATGAAAATACCAAGGAGGGTTTAATGGCTGTTCAAGTAAAAAAGTGGTATATGTCCAAGACGATATGGCTGAATATGCTGGCTATAGCGGTAACGGTGGTACAGGCCTTACAGGGTCAGCCGTGGTTGCCGGTTGAGACACAGGTGCTTATACTCGCTGTGCTTAATGCTCTTGTTCGTTTTGTTACTAATACCTCAATTACAGGAAAGTTGGCTAAGTAATGCCTGCAACCACAAAGACCAAATCACATAAAGAGATTCCGGTAAATATTGATGCCTTTGCCCGGATGACGCCAGAGCAAAAGAAGGACTTGTTCGAAAAGCTGACGCCGAAAGAGAAAGGGGCGTTGCTTTATAAATGGGAGTTCTTTGCCAGAGAGAAACAACTGCCGCCTGCCGCCGACTGGCATATCTGGCTTATACTCTCAGGCCGTGGCTTTGGCAAGACCAGGGTTGGCACCGAAATGGTACGCAAGTGGGCAGAGCTGGGTTACTCGCCGATTGCGCTGGTAGGGCAGACAAAAGCGGATGTCAGGGATACTATTATTGAGGTAGGAGACAGTTCTATCTTAAAAGTATCTCCGCCCTGGTTCACGCCGCAGTATGAGCCGTCAAAGAGGCGCCTGACATGGCCTAACGGTGTGCAGGGCATTATATATAGTGGTGATGAGCCTGACCAGTTAAGGGGTCCGCAGCATGCCAAGGCTTATGTGGATGAATTAGCCAAGTTCCAGTATGCGCAAGAGACATGGGATAACTTGATGTTCGGACTCAGAACCGGCGATAAACCGCAAGTGGTGGTAACTACTACGCCAAGGCCGGTACAATTACTGCTGGATCTGATGAAAGACCCTAATGTAACGGTTACAACGGGGCATACCCTTGAAAATCAAGATAACCTGGCACCTGAATTTCTTGATTATGTTATGCAGCGGTACCAGGGGACAAAACTGGGTCGACAGGAACTTGCCGGTGAGGTATTATCTTCAACAGAGGGGCTTGTTTATGATGCTTTTAAACCAGAAATGTGTATTATCCCAAGATTCGCAATCCGCCCCGAGTGGCCAAGATATTTTGGAATGGACTTCGGAAGGGTCAATACAGCGGCGGTATGGTACGCCATGGAACCGGCAACCGGCTTTTTATATCTCTATCGGACTTATCTCAGGAAAGCCAGTGTTGTGGAACACGCTGGCAGGTTTCGCGAAATGAGCCAAGGTGAGATAATGAGGCGCCGGGTAGGCGGTAATCACCAGGAACAGGAAGCCAGGGACGGTTATACCATTGCTGGCTGGCCGGTGCTGGAGCCAAAGATAAGCAATGATCGGTGGGAGAGAATACGCCGGGTTAATTCACTGCATGCGCAGAGTAAGGTATACGCCTTTTCTGACTTGAATGACTATATAGACGAAAAACTGACTTTTTCCTACGAAGTCAATAAAGAGGACTCTATAACCGATAAGATACATAACGAGTCGGCATATCATTTAATGAGTGCTGAAAGTTATCTGTTATCAGAATTCAAGCCTGATATGGGCAACAATAACGTGATAGAACCTGTCTGGTACTATTAGGGGGTAACGGTTATGGCTATGAACGAAGCAGAAGCCTTACAGGCTATAAAAGATAAAGAAATAGAGTTCGGTAAACTATACGAGCGTATGGACAAGGACGCTGACCTTGCCAAAAGGAAAAAGTATGTAATGGTAGATGACCAGGGCAAGAGAATACCGAACTGCGATCATGTAACATTGCCGAAAGCCGCTATCTTCTCCAATCGCGCCAACGCTATTACCACAGCAGCTAACCAGCAGATTATAGTTTCCGGGGCAGGGCTGAAAGATGACAAGACTTCCAAGATAGAAACATTCTACCGAAACTGCTACACCATTGCCGATGACCTGCTTAGGCTGCGTAACATGCCTCCGGCTTTTACCTTTCACTCGCATAACGTCAATACCAGGGGCAGGATAGGGCAGAGAGTTATTGTAGAGATAGATGAGGAAGGTAAATTGAAGGTAGATATAGTGCCGATGGACTACAGGTTTGCCTCTTATGACTTTGATGACACCGGTCTTGCGTGGCACTCTTATAAAACTACCAGAAGCCGGTCTGCAATAGAAGCTACTTACGAAATAGGGGTAAAAGGAAAAACAGGGGAAGTGCGGGATTACTGGAGCAGGGAAGCAAATTATGTTTATGTCGATGGTGAGGTTGTGCTATCAGAGGCAAACCTCAATGATGAAGTACCGGTAGCCATGTCTTATTCTCCGGCCGGGCTGATGTTCCTTGACGATGACGTTGAAGAAAACAGGGGGGAGTCGATATTTTGGCTAAACCGCAATATGTACGCTGAGGCCAACAAGATTATCTCCGTGATTCAGACATTAAACTCAGGTGCCTTGTTCCCTCCACTGCAAAAGGAATACGAAGAAATACCGAATGAGAAACCGCCATCACCGCTTGGTGGATCTAGAACCATTGTGCCGGTAAAGAAGGGGGAGATGTACCACCCCATGCCGAGGGAAGATGTATACCAAGCGACAAAGATGGCATGGTCTATTGTCGACTCCCATATCCAGCAAGGCAGTTTCTCCACTATTGAGTTCGGCACACTACAGTTTCCATTATCAGCCGTAGCACTGGAGAATTTAGCTGAAGGGAGGGAACTCGTATTGGCCCCGGGGTTGCAATCACTATCCGAAATGTATTTAGAAACTTGCAATAAGATAAAGAGACAGTTTGTTAAACTGGGTAAGACAGTAGAACTAAAAGGCAAGGGCAAGAGCGCTTCATACTCTCCGTCTGATATTGATATTGATTGCGATATATCGTTCCGTTACTTTACCGGTTCAAGAAAGTATGCGCTGGCTGGGATTTCAGAGGCTCAGGCAATCGGCAGCCTGGTAAGTGATGACTACAAGAGACGTGAACTGATTAAGATTGAGAACCCGGACGAGGAAGCGTCCAAACTGGATGCTCAAACCGCCGAAGAAATGCATCCGGAACTTAAGATCTACAACCAGATTAAAGGCTTTATAGATGGGGAACGGTGGGCCGAGGCTTGGATGGCTTATCTGAAACTGCAAAAGATAATGCTGGCCGAATACGCGCCGCAGGAAACTCAGGCACCTAAAGAGAAACAACCGCAAGGAGGGCAAATCCCGTTATTCTCAGGCTCTCCGAGTAAGGTGAGCGGAAGACAGCCCGGAGGTATCGCCCCCAATCAAGAAGCAAATAACGCTGAAAGCATGGCGGTGGAATAATAATGATAAAAAAACTAACCTTGAAAGAAGTCGATAACTGGATTACCCAGGTAAACGCACTGCGAGGGCAAGATAATGCAGTGCTGAAAAGGCCACCCGATATAGCCAAGATACTTATGGAGGGACGGGTCCCAAGCAAAACGCCGACTATGAGACGCACTATTGGGGAAAGTAAAAACCAAGAGGAATAGAGGTAATGCCAAAAATCCAAATCGGTGGGACGAGACGTAGGAAAAAGTCAAGAGACTTAGATGCCCTCAGGAAATGGGAAACAGATGCTGAAGCAGCTTTAGAATGGATAGCGGAAGAGGCTGCCTCGTTCCGTAGGGAAGCGGAAGAAGATACGCTCACGAATCTTCTGGCTAAACATTTTGAAGCAACAGAAGATAAGCCTTTTACCTTAGATACTGAACAGGCACGGGCGTATGGTTTTAAAATACCTGATACATGGAAGGTCAAAGCTTACGGAGAACTAACCGATAAGGGAGGAGGGTCCAGTCAAGTATCTGCCAGGTTCAGCGAAATAACCCCTACCGGTTGGGAGATAGATGCGGATTTAAACGTGTTATCTCCTAGTGGGGAGCAGTACAACTTGGAAGATATTAAGACATGGGAAGATGCGGATAAAACCGCCACAGGACTCCTGGGAAGATACTGGAGACAGTGGGAAAACGAATGGAAGGGGATGGCTCCGCCGTCTGAAGAGAAACAACCCTATCTTTGGAGGGAATGGATTAAAACAGAAACTGATGCAATACCCGATGCAATATCCGAAGAGACAGTTGATATGGCGAGGGCGGAACCCACTGGTATTATATGGGATTCTGAAAAGGAATTGTATGTTCCTGCTACACTGGACTTACAGGTAACAAGGGATTTCTATACACGATTTCCTGAGTTGTTACCTGAAGGAATATCACCCGCATTAACCTTTGATGAATTCGATGCTTTAATAGCAGAGCAATCTTTAAAAATGGAACAATTTAATGAATCCATGCTGGCAGTATTTCCCGAACTGCTCTCTTCGATACCGAAAGACCAGCATGATAATATTACTTCTGCTTTTGTCAATGAAGTAATCGTAAATCCCGAAGTTCAGGATATATTTACTAACACAGTCTTAGAAATAGGCAGAACCGCAGAGACAGAACTATTATTAAAAACCTTTAATCTCTCCGATTCCGATATTGATGAGTTCTTCGGTATTCCGAGCGATGCTGAAATAATAGAAACTCCACAATCTGTTGTTCGCCCTGAGCCTGAATGGGAGAACGCACTAACCGGGGAAATTATTACTCAGTCGGAAATAGATAAGCGGTTCCCTAAAGGTAGCGAGATAGGGCTGGATGAGTGGAGGTTGACTGCTGAGACAGGGCGTAATTATTGGAATGTATTTAAGATATTCGGTGAAGGACTAACTAAATTACCGAAACAGTTGGCGGCATCGGTAGCAACGGCAGTTCAAAGTTTTGGTGGGGCAAGTGTTGTAAACAAAGATTGGGCTGACAATCTAGTTAAGGAAGCCAACACTGACCTTAATAAATTTGTTCAAGATACGATAGACCAATATGGTGGCATGAGGTTACCAATCAATGTAGATGATATAGCTATGCTACCGCAAAACATGGCCTTCTCACTAACATCTATGGGTGCAGGTTTGGTTACAGGTGGACCTATTGCTCTTTTACCTGTTCCTTACGCAAGGGCGGCAGCATGGGGCGTTGGTTCGATAGCATCAGGAGCAGCAGCCTTCAATATGGCATCTTACCAGATTATGCAGCAGTACCTTGAATTAAAGAATGAGGAAATGAAGGGAACTGCCGACCGGGAACTAACACTCGAAGAAGAAAATACGCTGAAGCGAGACTTTGCCGGGTTAGCTACCAAGTATGGATTATGGGAAGCTGTACCTGAAGCTATCAGCAACTTGGCCTTTGCTAAGTTATTGACCTTGCCACTTGGTAAAATGATAGGCAAAAATATGGCCTCTCAGGTTTTACAAAAGGTGGCTGGCATGTATGGACAGGAATTGCTCACTGAGACTATAACTCAGAAAGGGCAATCTGCTGTCGAAATTGAAGCAGGGCTAAGAGAAGGGGAGATAACCTGGGTGGAAGCCTTCAAGGAAATAGCACCGCAGACATTCTTGTTGACTACTGTGCTTGGTGGCGCCGGCAGCATAAGTGTAGCGGCAGTCAGCAGGATAAAGAAGTCGCTGAAACAAGAAATTAGTGAGGAACCATTATTTAAGGAAATAAACAATAACATAACTGAGGATGTATTCGCCGAAGTAGAGGCTCATGCGGCAGAAGTTGAGGTAGCTGCTGAACCTATCGTAACTCCCACTGAGCCAGGTGTTACACCCACCCCACCTAAAGGGGTAGAGGGTGAAGCGTTCTTGTACCATGTTACTCCTACTGAATATGTAGAGGGCATAAAAGAGCATGGGCTTGTTCCTATGGCTAGACCCTCAAACTGGGTGAAAGCTGGCGATAAAACCCGATATGGCAAAGGGGAGATTTATACATTTGAAAACCAAACTGATGCCGCTCGTTTCGCTGCTAGTATGGATTGGGAAGTTAATGGCGAGATGGGAAGTGGGAAGATTTCCATAGTTCGTTTGAAAAGAACTGGAGATTGGACAATAGATACAAATGACCCAATAATGCAAGCTGGGCGTAAAGGTAACTGGCTTAAAACTATGATAGGAGTTAAAGCGGAAGATATTGATGTTAGTGTTCCGCTTACAAATGAAGTAACCAAGCAATTAACTAGATTAGATCCAGAGGTCAACCTTTTTGGAATCCCCACCCCAGAGGTTACACCCACCCCCCAGTCTGTAACACCTGAAGCTGATGAAATCTCACAAGTTACGCAAACTGATAGGGCTGCTGGAGCGGTAGGGGCAAAGGCAATTACTCCGAGACATGTCGGACAAACATCATCCAAGGGCGAAACTATCCTTGACTTTGGGTCAGGTAAAGTACCTATTCATACTGACGTTTTAAGGGAACAGGGATTTAATGTTACACCTTACGATATAGGCAAGAATGTAGTTGAGGGCGTTCACGATGTAAATGCTCTCACCAAAACCTACGACACAGTATTTGCCAGTAATGTTATAAATGTTGCACCATCGAAGGCTTTTCTAAGGAAGACTTTGGGTGAAATAAGTGGTTCAGTTAAAGAGGGTGGTAGGGCAGTCTTTAATTATCCAGTAGACCCTCGTAAATTAAAACTATCCAATGCTGAAATGGAAGCGATAATTAAAGAGTTTTTCCCCAGTGTTACTAAAGTTGGAGGAACAGCCCAAGCACCTATATGGGAAGCCTCGGGGGTAACCCCTACGCCTGTTACAGAGCCTGTGGTAGCCCCTGAAGTAACCCCATCTGTGGAAGCCGCCCCCGCACAGCCTGTAGCCGAAGCAGGGGAGCCATCAACTCTAGACCCTTCTGCCCTACAGGATATACAGCCGTTTAGTGTGGAGGAAATACAGGCTACATTCAATGTGGATGCCGATGTGGCTGTGGCTATAGATTTCATAGCAAGAGAAGCAGCCCTTGACTTGAGTAAGGTGAAGTTATCCTCTCAACCGACACGGGCAGAGGATGCATTATGGCAGTTAGCCCCGAAGTACCAAGCGATGCTAGAGGCTAACAGAGCCAACGAACCGATTGTGCAGGAGGCACTGGCTACTCAGAAACTAATGGATAATGAGCCGACTCTCTGGAAACTAAACCCGACAAAGAGGTGGTTTGAAGCCAACGCTGAATATGTATACTCCGTAGACCCAGACCTGCTGTGCCAGCGTTCAGAGGGGACAGATGCCGCCGTGCATTACTTAAAACAGCTTCTAGGACAAAGATATACCAAGGATATGGGCTGGGAAGTGATAACCCGTGCCAATGAACAGGATTTGCAGACCCCTTGCCCACAGTGCTTCGTGTTTTCAGGCAGAACGAAGACGGGTACATCGCACCAAAAGAAGTACCTCGTGGGTCTTGGGGGGTACTCTGGGGAAATAATACGCCTAGACCAGACCACTATTGACAGGTTAGGGGATGAGGGATGGAACCTACTCCGCCATTTTAGTTCCGCTGACTTCAAGGTGGAGCATACCGCTGGCATGGTGATGGAGTTTATGGATGCGGCAAATCGGGGGTTGGCAGTAGGGGGGTACAGTAAACAGGGAGATGTTGCCCGCATATTCGGGGACGCCAACTTCTATGTCAATTTGAGCGTTGGGCGTAACATACAAATAGGGATGGATATGAACGAAGCTATTGCCCTTCGGAACAAGTATGATTCCGTCGGGATAATCTATGTTCCGTTCCACAACGATGAGATGTTAGAGGCTCTGAGGAATTCTAATGTAGACCATGTTATCGGCTGGCATACCTCTGGTCAGCAAATTAAGGAACTTGCGACAAAGGTCTCGGGAAAGATAGTTAATTATCAAACAGAGAGACTACCTGCACTGAAGGGAGACCCTCGGCAGAAGGGGGCTCCGCCCCACCTCAGGGTCAAGGTGTCAGAGGCAAAAGGAGATGTCGAGACTTATGTTCGGCTGACTGAAGAGAGGGGGCTGGTAAAGCCTTACAACACGATATACGACCTGCTGGGAGACAATGAGAAGCACCTCTATATGAAACTGGTGGGGGTCGAGTACGGTAAGTTCGGGCAACAGATGCCGTTTAAGCTACCTGACCCGTCCAAGGTGAATTTTGATTTCATCCCTGAGGCAATAAAGAACCGTAAGGTATCCCTTGCTGCTACTGATTCTGATTTTATCAAAATAGCCAAACAGATGGTATCCGAGGTGCAGGCAGGCACTTTCACTCGTGGCGATGCCACTCCATTAGTAGAGCAGGGTAGCTTAGTATTACAGCAGGACACCAGAGGCTCTACAGAGTTCCTGAAGGACGGGACTGCCATTATCAGGGGGTTGGAGAGTGCTGATGTATCCACGGGCATCCACGAAATAGCCCATGTTATCAGGAGGCAGTTAGTAAACAGGGATGTACCCGCAACGGGGCGTAAACTGACTACCGAACAGATAGAGTTAGTGGAGAAATGGGCTGGGGCTAAGAATGGGAAATGGACAACCACCGCTGAAGAGAAGTTTGCCAAGGGATTTGAGAGATATCTCCGTGACGGAAAAGCCCCTAATAAAAAATTGGAAGCTGTATTCGCCCAGTTTAAGCAGTGGCTGACAAGTATCTACAGAAATCTTCGCAAGTCAAAGATGGACATCAAGATATCAACGGAAATGAGGCAAGTATTCGATAAAATACTTGGGGCAGAAGCAGTCACACAACCTGCTGAAGTGGTAGCACCAGAAAGAGAGATTGTTGCTGAAGGTGGTGTTCCTGTTAGTCCTGATGCACTTGTACCTCAAGGGGTAGTTGATAACATAGGAGTAATAAAAGACATAGGCATAAAGGAGAAAGGAAGAACCTCACGCAAAGTCTTTGAAAGGATGGGATTGCCAGTGCTTGCTAGAAGTCTACAAGTGGCTGAGGTGCTTGTGCTGGAAGAAAAAATACAAGGAAGCAAAGAGTTGAGAAAAATCTTCGGATCTATTGATAAGAAAAAGTGGTCAATTATATTCCGAAAGGCAGACAGTGGAGAAAGTTTGACTGGTCTTTTATGGGAAGAGAAAAGGGCAGTCAATCATGTTCGTAAGTGGGCTGATGTTTGGGCTGATAGAAAGAACTTACCGCGGGAAAAGCGCATTAAGAATTATATTCCGCATCTGTTTGAACAAGAAATGATTGACCAACTGAAAAGGGGTGAGGATATTGCCCCTGAATTAGCCCTCATGTTAGAGGAAAGAACAAAGAGTGGCATAACAGACCCATTTTTGAAGAAACGGTTGGGTGCAGTTGGTTTTATCGAAGATCCGGTTAGGGCTATGGAAGCCTATGAAGCTGCTGCATTAAGGGTAATATACTATGAGCCGTTACTACAGAAGATTAGTGCTATTGCCAACGACTCCAAGCAACCAAAATCGGTACGCGATTGGTTGAAGGAATACTCAAGGCGGCTAACAGATGAACCATCTACGATGGATAAAGAGAGCAATACTACGATATTGGAAGGTGCTGAAATTATCAGAAAGCTACCAGGCATCGGTTCTTGGCTTGCTGATAGAATGAGTCAGGGAAATCCAATGGCAGCATTATCAAATAATTTAGCAGGACTCTATTATTTTCTCTGGATGGGAGGAAAGCCTACTACTGCAATTAGAAACTTGTCTCAGCATATATTGATAATGGGAGAAGTTGGCCCAAAATACTTTGCAGAAGGTATAGCACTTCGTTTTACAGAAGAAGGCAGGAAGGCAGTTAACGAAAAATCATATACGTGGAGAGGTCGTAAATCTGCTAAGTCTGCTGCTACAGTTCCGGGGTTTGAAGATTCTATGATACGGGGGAAGACTAAAAAGGTTGTAGATGCAGCCTTATATGCCTTTAACAAAGCAGATGAGCAGAATGTAAAGAACGGCTTCTTATCTGGGTATGCAGAGGCAAAGGACTTACTTACTAAGGCGAATAATGAGTTGCCCGAAGGGGATAGATTATCTCAAGAAGAACTCTATGATTATCTAGTATGGAGGGGAGATGAGGTAGCCAATGATACTCAATACCTCTACACAAAACTTAATGCCATGTCCGTAAGCCGTAGCGGGTTGGGCAAAGTTTTCTCCATTCTAACAACGTGGACATCGAACTGGTTAGAGTTAATGATTAAGTGGGTATCCAAAAGGCCATCCATTGCTTACCAACAGTTTGAAAAGAGAACTGGCGGGAAGGTGGCAGTTAAGAACTGGTCATCAACCTACAAGTCAATTATATTGTATATGGTTATACTTGGTCTTACGTATGCGCTGAAAGAGAGAGAGAGGATAAAGGCATGGGAATATACGGGGATAACTTCACTCAGGTATCTTGCGGATATAGCAGGTGGCGATTTCCCAGGACTTGAAATCCCAGGCGCGGTAGCCAATATTGTTGCGGGTATCACCACTGATGATTCACGAAGATTAAAAACGGGTTGGGACTCGTTAATGAGAACCCTCCACCCCAGTGTTATTCAACAGATAACTAAGGTGACTAGCGGTGAACGTGATTGGCTGACATTGCTCTTTTATCTTGAGGGTAAGGATTTCTACATTAAGCAATTAGAGAACAAGTGGGAGAAGGGTTGGGAAGAATATGAGTCTCTGGGATTACCTGAAGATACTAGCAGTATGACAGATGAGGAAATAGCAAAATTTGGGAGAATAGCATCGAAAGAAAGGAATAAATATCGGAAAGCCAATCCCCAGATAGAAGCTCAGATGTTCGTTGCCAGTAAGTTCACTACCCTTTCATCTGATGAAGCAAGGGCTGAAGTCCTGAGAATCATCGAAAAGAATGAACTTGATACCGAACTGATAGACGGTTATGAAAAAGTCTTTGGTGTTGATACTAATAAGAAGTTTATCAAGGTAAAGAAGTCACTCGGGACTGTGGAGTTGGAGGATACTGGCGAGCAGAAGTTAAAGGAGAACGGTGAACTGGATTACTACACTACCTCTAACTTCGCCTCATATGTTAATGAACAGGAGAATATTGTCGGTCGGTACAAGATAGAAAAAGATGGCAATCTGTTGGCGGTTGAATATCTTAAAGCAAAAGACTCGTTTGTTCAGTTTGATAACCTCACTACAGGTGATGCAAGGACTTTATTCAGGCAACAGTTCCCTGATGTTGAGGCTCAATTATATTTGTGGGGCAGGATAGCATCATTCAAGAATCCGAATAGCGCCACAATACTCTTAGGTTTAATGGAGAAATATAATATACCGCCGGAGTCTATTCCTGCATTTCTTGATAAACCTGAGAGGTATGACGAAATATTCTCTAAGAAGTTTGAAATACAGCAAAAATCATTTGAATTAGATGCGGAGTACGAGGGTTTTGGTTTAGAAACCTCACCTAACTATATCAGTCGTGATGAGACAATCAGGGTAGATGGAGAGGAAGTCAGTAGTCGCAAGTATGCCAGGGCGCAGTTTAAGGAGGAACATCTTGATTGGTGGGCTGACCAGAAGCGCATTGAGGCTATAGACAATGAAGTGCCTGACAAGTTGGATGGGATGAACGGGATAGATGCTTGGGCTGAAAGATGCACAAATGCCATTGAATATGGTGTGAATAGCCCACAGGACAAAGTATGGTATCTTGACCATCCTGAAACTTACAAGTGGGCAATAGAAAATAACTTGCGCGAAGATACTATCCGTGATTGGAATGAACCAGTGTTGCGGATTGATAATGAATTTGCCGAGCAGGATGATGTTTATGATGAGATAGACTCTGATGCCGTTAATCCCAAAACAAGACTCTCCTTGAGACTTGAGTACCTTCTTGAAAATGAAGAATACCGCAAGGCAAGGCGTAGAAGGGACGCGCTTAAGTGGGATGGCGCTGATAAGGAAATCATTAGTTCTCATGTAGAGTATGGCGAGAGATTCCTGAATGACGATACTGGTTCTAGTTCTGCTGCTAAATTATGGAGAAGCAATAACACAGCATACGAAACTTTTAGAACTGGCATCCCAGAGGGTGATCCAGGACATCTGAAGGAACTAGATTTAGAGAATCGTCCTGTATGGCAGATTGATGTTGGCTACGCCAAAGAGGAGGCCGAGTATGAAGCTATAGACCCTGATACCAGAAACCCATCAACAGGGGTGTTACACCGAACTGAGTGGCTACAGAAGCCAGAGAATGATGAGTACCGCAAAGCTAGGCACCGGCGTAAGGGCTATAAACTTAATAACAGCAAGACTGGCTACGAATTTCCAGATACACTGGTAGAAGATTATGTATCCTTCATGGAACTTGGTGCCAAAGGCAAGCGTCAAGAGCGAATGTTACTTGAAGGTTATGACGCTGCGACTGGCACATACTCTCCATTTGCTCAGGCACTCTACGATGTTGGCAAAAAATCTGACTTGCCATTACCAGGAGAGGTCCCGGCAGTGCAATACGATGACATCTACGACCGGTATCCTGAGCGGTTTGATAGACTTGAGGGTGCTGGTAATTCCGAATCTATCTATTTCATAGAACAAGGTGATAAAGACCCGAGAACTGGTAGAACTCCGAGGGAACAGACAGTCCATGACTTACGCTTTAATAGGGACGGTAAACTCTCAAACTTGGGTATAGCTGAGATACGCAGGGATGGTTATGCCATATTTATGCCTGAAGAATATATTGAGCGATATGTCGATTGGGGCATACTAGAAAAAGAGGGTACACCTGATGACTGGCCAACCACAAGGAATAACGAGCCACACATATGGTACGAAGATGATTGGTATTATATTGAGCATCCGAAGTTCTATGAAGTTCTCAAAGGGGTAATGCGTAAAGATGATGCTAACTGGCACATGGATAGGGATAAGGAATACTGGAGTGAAATACCAAGTAGAGAAGTCTTTGACCTCTATGTGCAGTACGAGAAACTATCAACCGGCAAACTGCGTGAGGACTTCAGGTTTGAGCATAGAGACTTGGAAGCATGGGGGCAGAAAAAGTTTGGCTGGGAATCCATCACCGAAAAAAGAAGAAGGGCAACGCTTTCGCCTTCAGAGAGGACTGAGGAGTGGGTAAGACGCATGGAGGGACTGTTAGAATAGTCAATTACAAAATAGAAGGAGGTTACAATGACGGACGGAACTACTAACCAGATGGACACTTCGGGCAAGCAGAAACTTACTGCAATACCGGATACTTCTGATGGGGTGCAGGGAACTTCAGGAGACAAGACTTATACAGAGTTAGAAGTCAAGAAAATGATGAGTGACAAACTTGCTCAAGTTGGCAGGGAGGCTAAAACATTAGAAACACAGAAAGCTGAACTGGAACAGCGAGAGGGGGAACTTGCTCAATGGCGCAGGGAAAAGGACGAGGCAGAATACGAGGCTGCTAGAGGTGACCCTGACGCTCTCAATATCTATCAGCGAAAAAAGGATATGGAAAAGCGCGAAAACGCATTGTCTAAAAGAGAGATCGCGGTAGAGCGCGAGAAACTGGAACACCAGATAGAGATTGAGAGTGCAAGGGAATACGTTAAGGAAAAGGTAATCTTTGATATAGCAGAGAAGTATGGCGTAGATGCCGATGTGCTTAATGACTTAGACCTGCCGCCCGACAAATTGGAGAAGGTAGCTGCTAAGATGACTAATACAGAACTAACCGGGATAGACAGGGCAACAACCGCTCCAAAAACTAAACGAGACTCTGGTATGACGATTGGTGGCAGAACCTCATTTAGCCGAGAGCAAATCAGAAACCATGAATTCTTCATAGCAAACAAAGAGGCGATCCTTGAGGCTCAGAGGCTTGGCAGAATCACTAATTAAATAAAGGAGAAAGAATATGGCTTTATCAGCTAGAGTTCCAAGCGGTGCAGATACCGCTGGTTTTGTACCGGAAATTTGGTCTAATCTGGTACTTGAAGCAGTGCATAACCAACTAGTATGTTGGGGAGCAATAGACGGCCGATGGCAGTCTGACCTAAAGAAGGGCGATACCGTAAATATCGGTATTGTTAACACCGTTGCGGCTTCGGAAGTTGTGGTAGGCACTAAAGCCACGTCACTTGACCCGGCTACTGGCACTAAAGTGCCGCTAATTGTCAACCAGTGGTGGCAGGCGCCTGTCGATGTCGACTATATGACTATCCGGCAATCGCAAGTAGATTGGGCGGCACAAGCACAAAGAGAAGCAGCCTACGCGGTAGGCAAGAAAATGGATACTACCATTGCAACCTTGTTTAGCACGCTTGGCGGTAGTACTTATCCTAACTCTGATGGTGCAACGCTGGATGATGACACGCTGTTATCACTAGTGCAAACACTGGACGAGGCAGATGTGCCACGAGATGGGCAGAGATTCCTAATCATTGATCCTTCAGCTCTTGTTGACATACTAAAAATAGATAAGTTCATCGCAGCTCAGTATGTCAATATCGGTGCCGTAACCAACGGTATTGTCGGCACAACCCCGGTCTATGCTTGCCAAGTGCGTATTACCAACAATTTGGTAGCCGCAACTACTGGTAGCTATGGTGTGATGATGCACCGCTACGCTATCGCTGGTGCTGCTCAGATGGAACCGTCCTGGGTCAAAGAATACGAGGACTTGCATCTGCGGCGATATCAGTCTGAAGCGCTCTGGGGCGTCAAGGAAGTCCGAGATACCTTCGGCAAAGCATTTTACACAAGGAGTGCGTGATGCCAATATACGGTTATATCTGCGATACTTGCAATACTGGTGATGAGATTTATGCTCCAATGGCTCATACCGCACCTTTATGTTGCGGTGTTCCTATGCGGAGACTCTTTGATACCAGATACTTAGTTAAGATGAAGTATCCCATGTGGGTTGACCGTATGGACGAGATTCACAAAAAGCAACAGTCCCGAGGAGAACGCCTGAGAATGGTACACCCTGCCGAGGTTCTGTAAGCGAATAAGTAAGCGTAGGAGAGAAAAGAACTCCGCTCCAATGCGCTATAAAAGATAAGGAGCAATAATATGCCGCAACAAGAAAAAATATATAGGGATCTAGAGTTTAGAGGAGTTGCCAATAATACCAATAACATCGTTGGCAATATCAATCCTGACAAGAAGTATGTTTCCTACGACTTCACCGAGTTGGCGCTTGATACGACTGAAAACTATACTCAGAATATTGACACTACTTCAGCGATAGCATTAGCCAGCGGAGGTGTGACCCTTACCACGGCTGTTACCGACAACAAGGTCTGTACACAAGCCCACGGTGGCATCTGGTGGTATCCAGCCAAAAACCCGGTAACTGAAATGAGGTTCCAACTTGATGTAGTTACTACGGTAGCTATATTCTCCGGTTTTTCAGATGCGGTTACTGAGGGTGCTGGTACGATGCCATTTGCCCTGTCTGTTGCAACTCTAACTGATACCTGTAGCAATGGTGCCGGGTTTCTCTTCGATACAGACCAGACAGCCGACTATTGGAACTGTGTTAATACAAAGGCTGGCACCCAGGCTTTCACGCAGTTAGCCTCAACCTATGTTCCAGCAGCTAACACCGATATAGTACTCAGGACGGTGTTAGATTCTGACGGCAATGCCAATTTCTACTATAACGGACAGCATGTCCACTACAAGGCCAGTGCCGTTACTGCCAACGTCCCGTACGTTCCGTTCTTCGGCATCAAGAATATGAGCGCTGCTGCTCATGTAGCCACTTTGAAATATGTCCGTTGTTGGCAGGACATGTAATCTAGTTAACCAATGGGGGGTGGGCTTAATAACCCACTCCCCATAACATGGAGGTAGTTTATGAGAGATAGAAATATAATAGAGACTTCTCCCATGCCATATGATAAACTGATATTAGAGGTGTTATTGGACATACGCAGTCTGCTGGCGATGGAGTTACCAGTGGTAGAGCCTATAGTTACGGTAGCGCCATATGCTTCCGAACCGGAAGGTACCAGTAATAAGCCATCTAGTCCAAAGGCAATAACAAAACGAAAACGAATAAAAAAGAATACGCCAACTCTGGTGTGTGTGTAAAAGGAGTTAAATATGTCTATAGTAGGTAGCCCAAAAACAGCGACCATTGATATTGATCGAGATGCTGAGTTTTCAGGAGATGATGTAGACCAGTACTCAAGTCTTGTGGACTTGGGGCGAGAATACGACAAGTTAATCATCACATTGCCAACATTAACTAGTTCGGCAGTGAATATCTATGTCCAGAATAATGCGTTAATAGATACGGTGCCAACGGTGCTTCATCACGGATGGGCCACTGGCGATGCCGCGACATGGCTGACAGCCGCATGGCAGATAACAGCCGGGGCTGGTGGGCTAACCATTGTCTGCGATTGCCTTGGCGGTACGAGGTATATCAGAATCCGTTGTACGAGCAACCAAGGGGCAGATAGGGCAATTACGGTAAGAGGAGCTAGCAACTAATGCCCACAGCAGTAGATGGCTTAACTAAAAGCAGTTCACCAGACCAGATTAAGAAAGCTATCAGCCAGTGTATATCTACTGAGATAGGTGCTGGCAGGGAAAGAGATCAAGCGGTAGCTATGTGCTATTCTACGGCTCGCAAGAAAACTGGCAGGGGAAACTTGTTGAGCGCTAAGAAGTGAGGTAAGATATGGCAAGATATATAAGCGGCATACGCCAGACAGTGCGCCAGATACTTCGGGATGAGTTTGTAGCAGGCACTGCGCAAGATTGGAAAGATGACGAGATAAATATTCACATCGGACAGTGCCTTGATAAGATATCCCAAGTATCCCCATGTCCAGATATTGTAGTGCAGAATACCCTTGAGGCATCCAGGATACTCGATATCAGCGGTATCTCAGGGCTTGTAGCGCCGATAGAAACATTGGAGTATCCGGTAGGTTCTAATCCCCGGTCTCTTATTAATGCTTTGCGGGTAGATAGCGATACCATCGAAATGGATATTGAAGCCTCACCACCAGCCGGGACCAGCGGTACCCTGACCGGGACAGTAACATTTGCCGATGGTTCTCTGGCAGTTACCGGCTCAAGCACGGCCTTCTCTACAGAACTGGAATCTAACAGTATGCTGCAGACCTCAAGCGGTTCACGCTGGTATAGGGTAGCCACAATAGCCAGTGACACAGCATTGACACTAGCCGAACCATGCCGAACTGCGGATACTGGTGCTGACACGGCATCGTCTACGAAATACAAGACCAAGGTGGTATTCCTGTATTGCTCTAAACTGCATACCCTTTCTGAGAATGAGTCTACTCTTAATGCAGACCAGGAGAATGTGTTGATAGACGGCACTGTAGCATATACAGCTTTGGCATACTCTGGAGACATGCGCTCATACATCAATAAGGTTAATTACGGTGGTTCGCCAGAGGTTGCTATTTCCAGATACATAACTGTGGCAGACAGGTACATGATATTTTACCGCCGAGGATTGTTGAGCATTACCAGCGGCAAGGTGTGGCAGGAACGCTCCAGGGCATAGAGGTGTAATATGGCAAATGAACTAAGAAGTTAAATATATCTGTATCGAACTATAGGAGGGATCTAAAATGGCAGCAAGCGCTTGGGCTTTTACAAACGGAGGCAGGACATGCCTACTTGATGGGACTTTTGATATAGACACTGATACCTATAAGATGGCTTTATTCCTTTCTTCTTCCAACTTGGGAGCAAGCAGTACAACTTTTGCAGGGTTAACCAATGAACACGCCGGTGCCAATGGTTATACTGGCGGAGGGGCATCAGTAACACTGACGTTATCTGGCACTACTACAGTTACTGTAGATATCAGCAGTGATCCAACTTGGACGGCTAGTGGCGGCAGTATTGTGGCGAGGTTTGCCGTTATCTATGAAGTAGGCGGTAAAATAGTGTGTTACTGCACACTAGATAGCGCGCCAGCCGATGTTACAGTTACTACTGGCAATATATTGACTGTAGCGGCTCACGCATCTGGCGTATTTACACTAGCCTAAAATAAATAAGTATAAGGAGAATACCACAGTGGCTGATTATAATAAGATGAATGTTGACCAGTTAATAAAGGCAAGCCTTGAACTTAAAATTAAGATGGCCAAGTTGCGTGATGAACGGAAGTTAATTATCGAGCATATCAAGAAATGCAATATAGAGTATAATGTAGACCAGGTATTATCCCGGTTTGATAGCAATGAGAGGGAAGTCTTACGGCAAAAGGTAACCACTGTAACTCCGGGGCCTGCGATACTTAAGGCCGAAGGAGGGTAAAACATGGCTGATTCCAAACTCAGCGCACTATCTGAACTGGCAGCCGCACCAGCCTCTGACGATGAGGTATATATCAGAGATGTCTCAGAGGCAGCGGCAAACGAGTCCAAGCGGATTACAATAGCCAATCTTCACAGTTTGGGAGAAAATATTGGGATTATACTTGATGCTGCCCTGAGTGTTGATGGCAAGTATTCTGGTATAGTTGAGGATGGCACGGCAGGAACCACACTTGCTTTTGGAGATTTGGTTTACCTAGCCGTAGCTGATAGCAGGTGGGAGTTAACTGATGCTGATGCCGTTGCAACTGCTGTTGGTAAAATAGGAATATGCGTTTTGGCTGCTGGCAGTGACGGAAACGCTACCAGGGTACTTCTATTCGGTAAAGTCAGGGCTGACGCAGCATTTCCAGCTCTCACGGTTGGAGCGCCAACCCATGTCGGGACTACTGCCGGAGACATACAGGTAGCTGCCCCTTCTGGTACTGGTGATGTAGTTAGGATTATCGGCTATGGGAATACAGCCGACGAACTTTACTTTTGCCCAGACAATACTTATGTAGAGTTAGCATAATGGCAATTGAGGATTTCACTACTTACACAGAGGTTGATACTCAGGGTTGGTTGACGGTAGCATCAAATAAAATTGAGGGAACCGATGTCAACCGAAATGTAGATGCTTATGTGTACAAGGATTATACAGCGGATTTCTTTAATGCCCTTGATATACTTTTTGAAATACAGATAGAGGATACTTCGGAATTAGAAGCCAGGGGCGGGCCAGCTATTTCTGACACCATTGGGTCTGTGAATGACTTTGCCAGTACTGACATAAGTATAGCGGCTCGTGTGCTAACGGCTGGGCCGGCTTACCAAATAGAATTAGCAAGGGGAAACTATTTAGCTAAAGATACTTTTACTGGTGCAGCTAATACGCTATACTATTGCACTTTAAGCAGGGCAGCAGGCAATGATACGGTAACTTTAAAGATATACTCTGATTCACCAAGGACTAATTTACTAGATACCCTCACAGTCGCAGGATTTGGAGTAGCGAAATGGAGATACAGCTATGGGTTCGTCAATGTTAATTCGGGACCTACCAATAGGGCATTTGACGGGTTCGTTCAGGACATGGACTTGCAAACGGGCTGGACAGGCGGGAATGTTATAGGGGTAGCCAATGCCAGCATAGCCAAGATAAACGGAGTAGCTATGGCAGCTATTGGAAAAGTTAATGGAGTAGCTTAAATGACATCAAGGTTTGAGGGGCAACAGAGTTATAGCCATGCATCAAGTAAACGAATGGTAGTGACGATATAATATGGCAGATGTAAACAGGTTATTACTAGAATCAGGCGATTTACTTTTACTAGAGGACGGCACAGACCGCTTACTTTTAGAGTTAGACTTAAGTATTACGGTTACTCCCTCCACTCTATCCTTAACCGCTGCGAGTTTCGCCCCTGTTCTGTCGGAGGCTATCACACCGGCTACGCTAGCCCTCTCCACTGTTACCTATAGCCCTGTTGCCGGTGCGCCATCGACAGCTACGCCTGGTACTTTGGCTCTCTCTACCGTTAGTTATGCCCCAACTCTAAAAGAAACTGTAACTCCATCCACCTTAACACTTACTACCACCGGGTATGCGCCAATAGCAGCATTTAAAATAGTCGCTACACCTACTACGCTGGCACTGGCATTTACTCTTTACGCTCCAGATTATTCAGCCACAGGCAAACTTAAGATATCTTATATTATTGTGTGCCAGCACAGGGATGTTCATACTATTACCAGCCAGTATCGGGATATTCACACGATTACTGCATAAGGACGAGACATAAGTACCATCACAACCGGAGGATAATATGGCTATAAAGGTACAGACGGAGTTTCTAAACGCTACTACTATAAGAATTGTAAGTTATGTGTACGACACTGCTGACGCCTTGGCTGATGCTACCGGGTTAACCATCGATATATATGATCCCGATGGTACGCAACAGGCAACAGCCCAAGCTATGACTAATCAATCTACCGGTATCTACGATTACTATTACCATAAAGGGGCTGGTGAGGCTGCTATGGATTCAGGCAGGTGGCGGGGCAAGGTGCTGGTAGTCGATGGCGCCGGGGGGAGTGCTATATATTCTGAGGGTACATTCTCGTTCAAGGTCATATAGATTAACAAATCATATGCAGGGGGATAGTCTCATTAGAAGTTTAGATAGCGATTTAACAGCAGCCCAGAAGAAAATGTCTGCCTCTCCTGTCCTGTCATGTGTTTTTACAGGCGGCAGCAACCCTACTTATACCACTACCAGGATATTGAAGGCCGACCATACGGAGGAACATAGTTCTCATCGGCTGGAGTTGACGCTACAAGATTCTGACGGCGTAATCACCGATCTTGATATGATAGGCTGGAAAGTAGTGCCGTCTTGGGGGATGTCCACGGCTTCCGGGGACAAGACATCAGCTACCGCTCCGTTATGGGTGCGAAACCAGAGGCTACAGTCATCTCAAGGCCGTAATCTGGCTACTATTAGCGCTATCGGTATCCCTGATAGGCTGGCTGAAGATAAAGCCAGTGACGATTATAACCATGATGCATCATCACCAAAGACAGTTAAGGAGTTGGTAACTGAAGTAGCCAGTGGCGTAGCTGTGGCAGAAAATACCGAGATATCCAATCTTACTACTGATAGCAATATAGGGCTTACCTCGGTAGAAAACTTGGACGGGGCTGGCCAGAGTTTTGATATAGCCGATACAGGCAACAGCGATGATGATGATTTTTATATTGTATCCGCCTCGTTCAAGCTAAAGAAAACAGGTACTCCTTCTGGTAATGTCACTTTCCGTATCGATGATTGGAACGGCGCTTCTATAGCTACCGGGGAGCTTGGCGAAGCCGCCGCACTAACTAATTCCCCTGCCTGGTAT